GATATGGCGCCTTCCAGGTTGCCAGAGCCGAGACTTCCGAGGCTGCTCCCGCTCAACCCACCCCTGATGAGATTTCAGAGGAAAAGGCTAGGACACTAGGCGAAATGGGTGGTGCGGCATTGGGCGCCGGCGTGTCAGCTCGGAGAGCGATAACCGACCTTGCTCGAGCTGGTGGCCGTAAGGTGGCTGGATCGATTGCCGAACAGGTTGCCAACCGCATTCCGCAGCCTCCCCCCGTAGATGATGCAATGCAGACCCGCATCCTTCAGGGAACAACAGACCCGACAAGCGGGGCAAGCGGTAGGGCTCGGATGGGCGGATTTAACATTGAGACCGCTCAGCAGGCCGCTAGGGCTAAGGAGGCCGCAGAGAACATTGGAGCCCTCCAAAGGGCTGGTGTCGTGTCTCAGGGCGCCCCGAATGTGTTGGCCCAAGCTCCAGGGATGACAGCCTCCCCATCGGGGGTTCTTTTCCCTAGGTCGGCCGTACCATCTGCCCCACCCCCAACCCCGTCCCGCGGAGCCCTGGAAGAGGTCTCTAACCTCTTTAAAAGCATGATGGGGCCAGAGTCTAAGCTGGGTGGATTTGGTCGGGCTGCGATGCGTTACGGCGCACCGCCCCTGGCTCTTTACCAGACCGGTAGCGAGCTGGGCGCTCTAAGCTCTCAGGTAGGCCGAGAGAACATAGACTACGGCAAGGCCATTCCAACCGCTATAGGGGCTCTTGGTGCCTTCGGCTCTATGTTCCCGGCCACAGCACCCATCGCCATACCAATGGCCATAGCTGGTCCTTTAATGAGTTCAGCAGTTGACACCGGACGCACCCGCCCACTCGGTCAGATGGGCGATGTAGTCGCACCCTAATCTCCTCTTCTACTTTCGCCATGGAAGTAGTTGCCCCAGGTCATGCCTGGGGTTTTTTTATTTGATGCCGTGAAACTCTTCGACCGCCCGAACTAAGGCCTTAACCCGCTCGAGTAGATCCTCTTGACTAGGTAGTTCAACTTTTAGCATGAAGTCCAAGACCTGATCCTCAGTCATGGGTTTCTTTTGCGCCAAAACAAAGTCGGCGACCTTTTGCCCGTACTCCATGATGTCCACATCGTTGGCGTAAAACCCGTTGATGTCTTTGTGGTGACAGTGAAAAAAGATCTGCTTTATGTCTTCAGGTTTCAACATAGTTTTCACCGATGGTCATTCTTAAACTGCCAAAACTGTAAAAGGCTATCAAACATCCTCCAGCCACGATGAAGGTCTTCGTCTGACCACTCAATGATCTTGATAAGCCCCGGGACGCTACGAGAGACAAACACATTGGCGCATCTTGCCTTCCGAATGTTCAAACCCTCTCGATAGGCGGCCAACTGCATGAGATGATCGTCGTACCCCTCAACCTTGTCTGGATCGGTAAACTCTTTGGTTTTGATGTCCAAGATAATCCCAGCCAGCTGATCCTCCGAGCTTCGGGTGTGCATGTCGCACTTACCGCCAAAGCCTGAGGTGTGAGCAAAAGAAGATTCGCAGACCCACTTATGTTCCCCAAAGGCTTCTTTTATGGCTTTCTCTACACCCCGGACATGCTCCTCGTGGCCGACAATGACTTTCCGATCAAAGTAGTTCTCAATGGATGCATGAATGTCGGTTCCGGCATCAGCAGCGGCCCTGCCCTGTTCTTTGGAGTCTGTAATGATCCGATCAATGTATTCGGTTTCAGACTCCTGATCCCGTTTTGGTAGGGTTAGCGCCGCCAATAAGACCTGCTGCAGCTTCCAGTTCTCAAGGCCAGGCTTAGCCGCCACATTCAGAATCGTGGTGACCGAAGGTACAAGGTCGTGCTTTCGCGCATCCCGTAGCGTGGTGTTACGAATCTTCCCGTTGGCGCCCTCAATCTGATACATCGGCGCACCCTCCCGGGTGTACCAATGACCAGCCTCAGATGTGAATGATGAAACTTTGAGTGTCGTCATAGAGCCTACCAGTTCGGGGAGCAGGTGACATCGACCACCGTTATGGCTGGCTGCTGATTAATCCGACGCTTGGCGTACACCATGACGGCGCGGAGTCTTTGACTTTCACACTCTTTAATTGCTTGGATCACTTCCTGCCGATCCATAGGGTGGATATCTCGGTCAAGGACCAGGCTTTGTTGGGCGTACCGGGGTGGCTCAGCTTGGGTAACTGGCCTGCTGACACAACCGGCTAGTAAGCCGGCGGTCAGCGCTACAACTATAGTTTTTTTCATTTACTTCTCCTCAGGTTTTTGTTCTTGCACAATCTCCGTAAAGTGTTTCATCAGGTTGTGCTGCTTGATGAAAGACTCCAGATCAATCCTTACATTCCCCCTGTGAGTTAACACATTGAGAATCATCTGAAGTATCAAGCACACCTCTTTTGCGGTGACATCATCGGATGGGGAAAATAGAAACGATTTCCCATTGAGTTGAAAGTTAAGGCCACAAACCTCAACCAATGTTGGTTCATCACTCATCGCTATTCCTTAAAAAGGTGCTTCTTCATCAAGGCCGGTCGTATCAAAGATCGGTGCTTTCTGAGTCGTTCTCTCGTTTCCGGGCCACTCTGGGGCGGCCATGATGTCCGCTTTAAGTTTCTCGGAGAAGGTGTCAAAAATTTCCATGTCAGGATTTTCAATATCAAAAACCTGCAAGGCGTTGACCCCCTGCGGAAGACCCATTTCTTTAACCGACCGCGGCACCGAGCTGATGGCATCGATCCTCGAATAGGTCTTTCCGTTTGCCTCCTTACGGGTAATCGTCAGCATGGCCCAGTGACCCAAGACATTTTTCAGCTCAAACCCTCTAAGTTCGGCCGAGGTGAACTCTTTTCCTCGCCACATCTGCAGGTCTTTCCTAAGGTTTGATTTCTCAGCTAAGGTGCAGTTGTAGCTCTTCGAGATCGATAGCGGCCGGCCATCGGTAGTCACCAAAGGTTTACCGTTTTCATCTTCACCATGAATTTCAAACTGAAGCATAACGGTGGGCTGGTACTTGTCTTGAAAGCCCTTTTGGGTGCCCTTATCGACAATCCGGTAGCACCTTGCAAGATGAGTCCCCGCAGGGACGCCAATAAAATCGCTTGAGTCTTTAACTGTTAACGGCATTTTTCTTTTCCTTTCCTAAGCCACATTCGTAGCGGATAACTTCCCAATCTTCCTCGGTGGCCACCCCAGCTCTCGCCCGGGCTATTGCCTCCTCGCACCTTTGCATCCTTTCCAACATCAACTCGTGAACCCATGCTTCGTCCATGCTTTCCCACCTTTCCTAAAATTTACTACCCCATTAAATTATCAAATTTAAGACCAACTTGCAATTGCGTTTTGATAATGTATGATGGTTTTACATTTTGAGGAGAGACCTATGACGCTGCAGGAATACTTCGCAGACAAGAAACGGGGCGCAAAAGACGCCCTGGCCAAGGATTTGGGCATCACCCGCACCTGGATGAGCCAGCTGATTTCTGGCCGGCACCTATGCTCGCCAGAGCTTGCCGTGGAGATAGAAAGACTCACCCAGGGGGCCGTTACCCGCAAGGAGCTGCGGCCCGATCTGTTCGGGGAGGTCGCATGATTTGGTACAAATTTTTCCTTGGTGACTATATTCGGGACACCCATCACTTGGCCGATGCCGAGGACTTGGCCTATCGGAGACTGATTGACCTTTATATGATGTCGGAGAGTCCCATCCCACTTGATACCAAATTGGTTTCCCGCAAGGTCAGGCTTGATGAGGACATCGTAGTTGTGGTGCTCGATGAGTTCTTTGAGAGGACCGAGGATGGGTATCGGAACGCCCGATGCGATAAGGAAATAGCCAAGTATCAGCACCAGGTGAGCATGAATAGGCAGTCAGCGTCTAAAGGCGGGAGGCCAAAGAAAACCGAATCGGATACCGAATCGAAACCGAACCATATCCCTAATCAGAAGTCAGATATCAGAAAAAACATAAAAACCACACCGTCGGCAGAGCCGACTCGGTTCGGGGACTTTTGGTCGGTGTGGCCGACAAGCAAGCGCAAGGTCGCCAAGGCTGACTGCGAAAAAAAATGGGCCAGCCACGGGCTGGACTCGATCGCTGACCGGATCATCGAACATGTACGGACTATGCGGGAAACGGACCAGTGGCGGGAGGGGTTTGAGCCGTCCCCGCAGACCTACCTGAACCAGCGCAGGTGGGAGGACGAAGTGCCTCAGGTTGTTTTGCGGAGGGCAAAGTGATCGGCCATATGCCTCTAGTTCGCATCAGAATGGCTCGTAAGGCCCCCAAAGCCGTCTGGGTATGGGTAGGTATGGGCAGAGATTTTTGGGCCGCCAATTGGGAAAATTTTTCAGACCTCTACGGCCACCCAGAAGTGGTCATTGAGAGCAAGGACGACCCCAAATACCTCGACCTGCGGTTTGTGAAAAACCTTCAAGTTCATGTCGATGGGGACGACACAACCGCCAAGATCTTGGCAATGCATCTTGCCTGCTTAAAGGCTGGGGCAAAGGATGTCTTCACCTTTCATAACGGTGAGCTGATTTGGGACAAGGGGGAGGACTATGCACCTGCTAAAAGATGACGACATCGACTTCGCGGCCTATCTAAAGGCTACCGAGGCCAGCCAAAAGGTAAGGGAGGCTGGCGTCTACTTAGATGAGATCGTGGCCGATACGGTTAACCTAAACCGGCAGGAGCCGATCCTTCTGCCTTGGCTAAAGACTCACCAAGACTTTGCCTACCGTCCCGGAGAGGTGACCCTGTATGCCGGATCAAACGGGGGAGGTAAGTCCCTGATCACTGGGCAGATCGCCTTGGGTTTAATTAAGCAAAAGCAAAAGGTCTGCATCGCGTCCTTCGAGATGAAGCCGAAACGGTCCCTCGAGCGGATGCTTAGGCAGTTCTCGGGCGAGAACATTCATAAGCCAAGGTTTGCGGATAAGAGCAGTTACATCCAAGGCTTGGTCGGAAGGCTTAAAAACTTCTCGAATGAGCACCTATGGTTTTACGACCAGCAGGGCACGACCTCAGCTGCTCAGGTTATATCGGTAGCTCGGTACTGCGCAGTCGAATTAGGTGTTACCCATGTCTTTATTGACTCGCTTATGAAGTGCGTCCAAGGCGAGGACGATTACAACGGGCAGAAATCTTTCATCGATGAGTTGTGCGCCCTAGCGAGAGATCACAACATTCATGTGCATTTAGTGCATCACATTCGGAAGCTAGCCAATGAAGAGTCAACACCAAACAAGCACGATGTGAAGGGAACGGGCGCGATCGCTGATCAGGTTGACAATGTTTTCTTGGTTTGGCGGAACAAAAAGAAAGAACACCAAGCCTCAGCAGGTGGAGCAATCGATCCTATGACAGCTGATGCGATGCTGATGTGCGAGAAGCAAAGGAACGGAGAAACTGAGGAGTGGTATTCGTTGTGGTTTCACCGGGACTCGCAGCAGTTCGTGGAGACTCACGATGCGATCGCAATGAGCTTTGATAACCATGGGAACTTTTGATGAAAAGCTCAAAAACTGGAAGGAGGGTCAAGGTGACGATGAAAGCCGACACCGCCATCTTGTCCGGTGGGTCATCCGAATGCGTATTAAAGACCGAGACCATGCCCACAAATGGCTACAAAGTTGGAACGAAAAACATCCCGGCTCTATTTTGGAATCCGATGTTATCGATCAATGGCAAAAAGGAAACAAAGGAAAGGAAGGAGAATGGAAATGATGGGAAAGATGGGAAATCAAATTGAGTTGCGTTTTAATGGCGCGGACTATCAACCGGACCGCGACAACCCAAGACTCACAAATCAAATACTGAGGGTATGGAACTGCATGAGCGATGGGAGGTGGAGAACATTGTCAGAGATCGCAGCCATCACAGGCGACCCAGAGGCAAGTGTAAGCGCTCAACTCAGGCACCTTCGCAAACCAAGATTTGGAGAGCATTTGGTTGAGCGCCGCTATGTCAAAAACGGTTTGTACGAATACAAATTAATTCCAAATGAGAACAAATGATTGAGCTCACCCTCCCGTGGCCACCGTCTGTTAACACTTACTGGCGCATGGTCAATAACCGAATGATCATCAGCGAGGCCGGCCGGAAGTATCGGACAGCAGTGGCCGAGCAAGTCTTTTTGCAGAGCAGGGGCAAAACAACCATTGGAAAGCTCAAGGTAACGATTGAAGCCTGGCGGCCGGATAACCGACGCAGAGACCTGGACAACTTATTAAAGGCAGTCTTGGATTCTATGGGCCATGCTGGTCTCTACATCGATGACTCACTGATTGTTGACCTTCGGATCTATTGGGCAGAAGACATTGCGGGAATGTTGAAAATAAAAATTGAGGAACGAGAGTGAAAAAGACTACATGTTGGGCAATAAAACTTAAACGAGGAAAGTTTATTTGTATGCCCTTTGATATGAAGTATTGGGAGGCCGAAAGAACAATGACTTTTCGCACCCGTAAGTTTGCTCAGGGGTGGCTAGACACCAATCCGTTCTGGAGGGGTAAGGGCGAAGTTGTAAAAGTAACAATTACTGTTAAGGAGCCAGGAGAATGAGCCAGGACCGCGATCCACACAAGGCAGTCGATTACATCATTGCCAACGCGCAGAAGTTCGCTAAAGCGAAAGCGGAGCGAATCTATCTCGAGGAGTACAGGAAGTCATTGAAGTCCCTGCTGATGAAGAGGAGCTGCGAGGAATCGATTGGGGCGCAAGAGCGCGAGGCTTATGCCCACGATGAGTATCGCCAGCTGCTTCAGGGGTTACGAGCTGCAGTGGAGGTCGAGGAGAAGCTGCGGTGGGACTTAATTGCAGCGCAGGCCCGTGTTGATATCTGGAGAAGTGAGCAGGCCAACCTTAGGCTTGAGGGAAAGGTAACGCTATGACGCAGCCGGTCATCAAGGTCGATGACTGGGTTTTAGTCTGTGAGACAGGGGAAAAGGGCCAAGTGTTAGATGTCTTCGATGACGGAGAGCGATTTTTATTAAGCATCCCAAAAACGGAGAAGTGGCCATTTCCAAGAAGAGTGCATGTGATGATCGAAAAAATTAGAAAGATCCGCCCTCCGAAACCAGAAGAATTGATGCCCAAGTGGGAACAACCCAATTTATTTTGAGGAGACAACGATGAAAGACTTGCTTGATTTTAAAAAGATTTGGGAGTGGTTAGTAAGCCGATGGAGGGAGTCGTTTGGCTGGATCTTAATTTCTCTCATCGCTTTTGTTTTAGGTATGGAGTGGCAAGAAAAAAGCATTACGGATGACTGTAAGGTCATGGCAGCTTTCCGAGACAGCACTCAGGCATACACATGCCAAGTAAGAGTGAGGTAATTATGAAAAAGATAAAAGTGTCTGATGCCGTTGATTTGAGTGGCCACCTAGTTGCAATGAATCAGCTCTTCACTGAGCTTAGCCGGCTCACCCGGCAGACATACAAACCAGACTACCAAGCAATTGCAAGTATTGCCTCGCAGATCAAGATGCACATTTCGGTTGTAGAGACTTTGGCCAAAAAGGAAACAACATGAAAAAGTGGCTAGCAGCTCTTGCGCTTGTCCCACTATCCGCGCAGGCAGAGTTTGAAACTGGCAACACGCTTTACGCCAAGATGCAGGATCAAAGCGGCGGTGAACGAATGTATGTGATGGGCTATGTCACCGGAGTGTTCGATGCTCATCAACATATCAATCATTGTTTGCCAAATGGAATTAATGTGACGATTGGCCAAGTCACAGACATGGCGAAGCTATATCTTCAGCAGAATCCAGCTATCCGGCACCGGACCGCTGATGTGCTATTGCGTGATGCATTTCGTAATGTGTGGCCGTGTGCTAATCGCGGAACGAGGAACCCAGTATGAGCAAGCGATCGCAAAGGCAGCGGATCTTGCTGCGACTAATTAAAACGGGAAAGATTAGTTATGGGCAGGCAGAGAGGATGAAGATTAGTCGCCTGTCATCCATTATCCATCGGCTGCGAAAGCAGGGATACAAGATCGACTCTATCCGAGAGGCAGATGGGAACACCTTTTATAAGCTGAGGGACATTGAATGAAAGCCATACTGATAATTCTTTTAATAGTCGCCATTAGTCTTTTGGTCGAAAGCCGTATGAACGATCAATACCAGGCCGGATATAAGGACGGGATGAAGACCGCCCTAAAGACTAACCCGCCCTCGGAGGAGCTCGAGATGGCTTGCGTAGGTCTTTGGGTGGGTGAGCAGAATAAGCGCTACTGGCAGAAAAACGCCCTCCGGTGAACTACCGCAGCAAGCCCCTCTTGGAGGTCGTCCGAGCCTCGCCCTGCCAGCTCTGTGGGGCCCAGGACGGTACGGTGGTGGCAGCCCACTCCAATCAGCAGCGGGACGGCAAGGGAACGGCCATAAAGGCCCACGACTACCGGATAGCGGCCCTGTGCTACTCCTGCCACATGGAACTGGACCAGGGCTCCAAGATGAGCAAGGAAGATCGCCAAGACCTTTGGGAAATGGCGCACCGCAAAACGATTGGCTGGCTCTTTGAGTCTGGGAGGCTCAAGGTAATACCCGACTAAAACCTAGGGGATATTATTTACACAAATTTAAGATGACCTTACATTTACATCCACGGACACATTGGTCCGGTTAGGAAAGAAAAGGAAAGCCAAATGAACAACGACATCATCACCACCAACATCGACCGCTTAGGTCTCCTGCTTGCTGAAATTGATCGCCTGACTAAAGAGGCTGACTTAATCAAAGACGATCTTAAAGATGCAGCTACCGCTCCTGGCGGCTCCAAAGAGTTTGTTGGCAATCTGTTCAAAGCCACTGTCATCGAAGCTGATCGCAAGACTGTCGATTACAAAAAGCTCTTGGCTGATCTCGGTGTGGCTCAAGAAGTTGTGGCCAAGTACACCAAGACCTCTGCAGTCTTCTCTGTCAAAACAACTTCACGCTAATCAGGAGATCAAAAATGGCACTTACCATCAATCAAGCAAACATGATCAACAGCATTGCATTCAGCGAGTATCAGCCCGTAAACGGCGAGCAGCCTGAAAGTTTCGACCAGACCGATTGGATCTGGGCTGACTGCGTTATTGAGACCTCCGCAGACAAAGGAACTTTTACCAGCTTGGTCAATGAAGGCCTGGCCGAGCATAACGGCCATAAGGGCCAAGATGCCTGCGTTCGGCTTACCGAGCGCGGATTTAAAGTGTTCCAGGCTTTTTACGACTATTGATTAACCAGGGGGCTTCGGCCCCCATCTAGGAGATAAAAATGGGTGAAGCAATGTGGAGTGAGAGCGCCTACCACGATGCGATCGCTAGAAATATCAAGCGTAACGCTTTTAAAACCTTTACGCGCACTTATCAGCGGGCTGAGGAAGTTGCCCAATTCTTAGGGGGCCACCTCCCCGACCCGAAAAAAGGTCCCCAGAATTTTTTGGAGAGTATGGCTGCTGTCCTGCTTAATAAGTTTGGCAAACTGACTGCCGGCCAGTACGAGGCCGTCTGCAAAATCATCGACGACCGCGCAGCCAAGATTGCCCAGCGGCAGCAGGCACTCGACAACCAGGCAGCCCGGCTGCAGGAGCTTGGCATCAAGTCGGAGCGCCTGGACTTTATGGTCACGCTGGAAAAGCTCCTGTCGTTCAAGGTACCGGCCCCCGAGTGCGAAAGCGACACGATGTTGGTTTATATCTTCCGGGACGATGCCGGCCATAAAATCGTTTGCAAGACTAAGACGGTTTTGGGTTGGGAAGAGGAGCTCGAGGGCCGCACCGATTTTCGCAAGATCAGGGAAGGCGACCATGTTCACCTTAAGGCAACGGTTAAGTGTCATGAGGAGTACAAGGGCGAAAAGCAGACAGTAGTTCAGCGGGCCAAAGTGGTTTGCAAACTGGAGGAGGTACAAAATGTCTAAGGGCTGGAATGTGATTAGGTTTGAGGGAACCAAGGCCGAGCGGGTCTGGTTCTCATGGGAGAAGTTCGAGGCTCAAGAGATGGCTGAGAACTTAAACGAATACGCCCCGAAAGGGGTGACTTACTGCTGGGAGATGGCGACATGAGTAATGTCATCAAGATGCAGCGCCCAGTGGAATACCACCAGGCGGCCAACATCATGTCGAATGGCCACCTGGGTGGCTTTGCTGAGTCCCTGGCCTTGACATGGTTCAGGGCAGATCCAACTAACCGGGAGAAGATCCAGGCCACCTGGCCAGAGCTCTTTATCCGCGCCTTTGAAATCTTTGAATTGAGGGATAAAAAATGATTCTTGCCTATTGCGATTACCTGGCCCACATCATCCAGAAGAACATCAAGAAACAAGACATGGAGGGGATCATTGACTCCGTGGGAAGCGTTAACTTCGACTTAAATCCTGACGGGTCGTATCGCTCCCCCAAGAAAACCATCAGCGTGGTCGATAAGCACGGCACCGCTTACACCATTACCATCGAGGAGAAGCGCAATGAGCATAAGGTTTGATGGCGACTCTATGCCCTCTAAGAAAGCCCTACTTGATCAAGCGGCTGGGGTAGGATTAGTCTTTGAAGAGGACAGTTTGCAGGAGCTTTTCTTCTTGGATTTCTGCAGAATCCTTTGGACGAACGGTCACCTTGTTGGGGTTCGGACAATGAGTCAGGCGCTGCAAAAACAGTTTGAAAGCCAAGTGGAATCGAATTAAAACCGATTCGGTTTTCGGCGCCCCGGAGCCGTTAAGTCTGGGGACCAATACGAATGAGGGTTAAGCCCTTATCCGTATGGGGGTCGGGAAACAAACGGATTCCTGGCATCGTGGGGTTCGGTTGTTGTACACAACCCGGCCCCCGCCAGAGTTGCAAGACATGTCAGGAGGTTCTAAGATTAGTTCATCGGAAGTGACGCTCCGGTGTTTGGCTCAGACATGGTAGGAAAAGAACCTCTTCGTGAGGGCTTGTAGTCATCGTTTGGTCTGAGCCCGATGCTGGCCCGTCAAGCCCAAGTCCTCACTAAGGGGTTTTTTTATTTCCGATCGGACTCCGCCCGAAAGTAGGGGCCTGAATCGGCCGCTCGGAAGAAAAGACACCTGGCATACACACCCCGTGTTCAGGTACCAGCCTGTCAGCGAGGGACTGGTGCAGCCAAGAGGATAAGTGGTGGGACAAGCCTCTTGGTCAATGAATCGCTGCCTCATGGGTTGGCTGGGGAGATATCCTGGGCCGGGAGAGGTGGGCTACCACCCCCTTGGGGAACCTTTGGCAAAAGATAGGTTTTGCTTGATTCGGTGGCAAGAAATCCCAAGAACCCTTAGACTCTACCGATCAATCGATTGGACTAAGGGTCATGCCTGAAACTCGAACCAAACAAAAAGAAACCGAATCGGAAACCAAATCGGTTTCGCCTCAGAAACATCCTGGTGGCCGCCCAACAAAGTACGACTCCGCACTCGCCGCAGAGATCTGCACCCGTATAGCTCACGGAGAACCCCTGGTAAAGATATGTAAGGACGAGCACATGCCCGCCGTGGCATCTGTTTACCTTTGGCTGTCCCGATTTGCAGAGTTTTCGGACATGTACACAAAAGCAAGGGAAGATCAGGCAGATACCCTTGCAGATGAGATACAGGCAATAGCTGATGCCATGCCGATGGAGAAGACGGACGGGAATGGGAATACATCCTTTGACGGGGCCTATATCCAGTGGATGAAACTCAGGGTGGACGCCCGGAAGTGGACGGCATCCAAGCTAAAGCCGCGGAAGTACGGAGACCGGGTAGCCCTGGCTGGGGATGAGAACAACCCGCTGAAGGTGGAGGCTAGCCTGGAGGCCAAGGGATTGTTTAACGACCTCCTGGCGGCCATGGAATCCCGTAAGCAGGCCAATGGGTAGTGGAAGACATACTTGATGTCCTTAAAGACCCGGCGACTCAGGCCAAGTTCGAGCAGCTCAAGCCTGAAGATCAAGTCGCTTGGGCATGGCGGGCTAACTGGATCGCTAAGGCTCACAAGTACCAGGTTGTCCCGGCTGGGGACTGGTGGTCTATTTGGCTCATGCTGGCAGGTCGCGGCGCTGGCAAGACAAGAACGGCTGCAGAGCAGGTGGGCTGGTGGGCGTGGACCGAGCCTGGAACCCGGTGGCTCGTCGGAGCCCCAACTTCCTCTGATGTTCGTGCCACTTGCTTTGAAGGAGACTCGGGCCTCCTATCAGTTATACCCGGTTCACTTGTGGCAGATTACAACCGGGCATTCCACGAGCTTAAATTGACCAATGGCAGCCTGATCAAGGGCATCCCTGCCTCGGAGCCCGAGCGCTTCCGCGGCCCGCAGTTCCATGGCGCCTGGTGCGATGAGCTCGCTGCCTGGGACTATTTGGATGAGGCCTGGGATCAGATCATGTTCTCTGTCCGCCTAGGCAAGAAGACCAAGATCATCTGCACGACCACCCCTAGGCCGAAGGACCTGATCATCGAGCTGGTGGGCAGGAACGGGGACGATGTGATCGTGCGGACGGCCTCGACCTACGACAACCTGGCCAATTTGTCGGCTAACTTCCAGAAGCAGATCCTGCAGTACGAGGGCACAAACCTTGGCCGGCAGGAGATCTATGCCGAGATCATCGACCCCGAGGAGTCGGGGATCGTTAAGCGGGAGATGTTCAAGCTCTGGCCAGACGGCAAGCCTTTCCCCAAGTTTGAGTACATCATCCAGTCCTATGACTGCGCCTACACCGAGAAGACGATTAACGACCCGACCGCCTGCATCACCTGGGGCGTCTTTAAGCCGCAGGACGGGCCGATGTCGGTGATGGTCATCGATTGCTGGCAAGACCGCCTGCAGTACCCAGATTTGAGGCCTAAGGTCATCGAGGAGTACGAGACCATCTACGGCGAGGGCAAGGAGCGCAAGCGGGTGGATCTGATCTTGGTCGAGGATAAGAGCTCAGGAATCAGCCTGATCCAAGACCTGCAGCGGGCGCACCTACCCGTGAGGGCTTACAACCCAGGCAACGCTGATAAGGTCCAGCGCCTGAACATTGTGTCCAACATCATCGCTAGGGGTCGGGTTTGGATACCTGAGTCCACGGTGAGAAAGGGCTATGTCAGGGACTGGGCAGAGCCATTCGTTTCCCAGATCTGCTCGTTCCCAGAGTCAACGCATGACGACTTTGTGGATGCCTGTACCCAGGCGCTGCGGTTCTTAAGAGACTCGGGCTGGCTTGAGATCGACCCGCCGAGAGAAGACGACTTCGACGAGGAAGACTACATCGATGCGGGTATCCGTAAACGGGAGAATCCGTATGCAGTCTGAGTGGCAAGACTTTGAGGCA